CTGGAAAGCTATATATCTGGCCTCCTACTGATACCGTAGATAATGTCCTGAATGTAACATACAAGAGAATGCTGGAGGACTTCGATACCGCCTCGAATGATCCAGACTTTCCTGCAGAATGGATTGAATGCCTAGGATATAACTTGGCTGTCCGGATTGCTCCGATGTTTGGGAAGCAGGTTCCTCCTGAAGTACTGGCGGTCGCTGGTCAGTTGAAGGAATCGCTTGAAGGTTGGAGTCAGGAATCAGGGAGCATATTCTTCAGTGCCTAAAGTCCCGCTTCAGTTCAGCACGTATGATGAAACCCGACTGGGATCTGATGTCCAGCGGCGGGTTAACGTATTTGCGAACTCTAAGAAAGGCCTGCGGCAACTTCCAGGTACAGTTGAGTATTCAGACTTTATCGCTCCAACTTATGTCCAATCCTCTGCTTTAACGGCGAACTGTATTCATTTCATTCCCGATGGTACTGGATTGAAGCTCTATTACATCGTTACGACTGGATTGGTAACTAGCGCAGTTCTTACTACTGCCTGGGATATAACAACTAGAACTACTGTAGTTAATTCTCCAGTCATTACGACTAATGGAATTTCTGGACTGCATGTTAATCGGGCAGAGGAGAAGGTATTCGTTTGTTCCGCTACGAACATAATCAGTAGTGGGACCATGGCTACTCCAGGCAACTTATCAACAATGTCTGTTGATTCTGGAACATATAACCTTGGCGTAGCTATCTATGATCTCTATTTGAATGCTGCCGGGACTAAGTTATATGTCCTGACGCAGACAAATACTGTCCGTCAATATAACTTAACGGTCGCCTGGGATGTAAGTACAGCAACGCTCAATTACACATTGAATATAGGCGCTCTTGGAGCAACTTCCGCCTATGGCATGAGAATGAATAATGATGGAAGGAAATTATTCATTGCCGATGCTGGTGGTGTAGATTCTGTATTGGAATTCACGCTACTTGCTCCTGATGTATTAGCAGGCGCTTTGCTTAGAACTAGTTATTCTTATGCTGCTCAGACAATATTCCAGTCAAAACTGACGTTCGGTGATGACGGGGAGAAGATGTATGTATTTGACCAAGTTAATAAGATCATCTACCAATATACAATCCCTGCCTACTTGCTTTCCGACGCGTCAGGAGTAACCGGAGAGAGTAGGGGAGCTATCGTCATGGATGACATCCTCTACACGGTTATCGGAAGTGCGCTATACGAAATAACTGATGGTGGAGGTCCAATATCCAGGGGGCCGATTGTCAATGATGGAGAGCCTGTAGGACTTTCTACGGACGGAACAAACCTCGTCATTACCGCAGGAGATTACAAGTACGTTTATACCGTTACTGATGGGCTTGTTCAGATCACTGACATAGATCTACAGACTACCTATACCTCTGCCTATCTCGATAGAAGGTTTTATTTTGAACAGCCTGATGGAGTGTTCGTGGCGTCTGAGATCGCTGCTCCTACTAGTGTTGATCCTCTTGATTTTGCTTCTGCTGAATCCTTCAACGATCAGCTTCTGGCTATTTTCGGCCATAACCAGTTGCTCTATATGTGTGGGCAGAAAAGCATCGAAGTATGGTATTCAACTGGTACTGGTAGACCTCCAGTAGAACGGCAACAGGTTATCCAGCGGGGAATAGCAGGACGCAGGGCTATCAACTCCAACGACAACACGATCTATTTTCTTGACCAGGATAGACGGCCTAACCGGATGATGTCATTGGCCTATGAGCCTATCTTCACCCCTGCGCTTGGTGCTGAGTTTGATTCATACAATTTTGTTAGTGATTGCATTGTGAACTGTTATACCTGGGAGCAGGAGAAGTTTGCAGAGTTTACTTTCCCTGATGCAAACGTTACATGGGTCTATCATGAGAATGCTGGGCAATGGACCAAGAGAGAAAGCCCAACTGGCGGAAGGTTCAGGGCTTCTCATTACGTGAATGCTTACGGGAAGTTGTTGTGCCTTGACTATGCAACCGGGAAGATATTTGAGTTTTCGAATACAACCTATCAAGACGACGGTTCTAACTTCACTCGCACAATAGACACCCAACTCATTACTGCGGCTAGTGTTGAGAATGATGGGGTAGAAATGATTGCATCAGAGATCACTCTGACAATCTCATCCTCTGCTGCCGCAACTGTTGATATTTCTTTCTGCACTGCCCCTGATTCCGTCTCCCCAACGTTCTCTAGTTCCAGGGCCTACACTTTGGCTGCTGGTGTTAACCATGTAAGAATGCACCGCTGGGGAGTATTTAAAGAAGGAGTATTCAGGATTACGACGAGTTCGAATGCTAAGATTGAGTTCATTAGTGCATCAGTAGAACTTGAGCCTTTGAATGGCTAGGAAACTTCTAAACCCAAACTCGATAGATTCCAAGAATCCTCCATTACTGGATCTGCGAAGGGCCTTAATTGACATTTGGAGTTTAGTATCAGAACTCCCGGTTTCTGTTGTCGATACGGATTACACAACTACCGGAAAGGTTGATAAGGAAATCATAGTAGCTTCTAATGTCATTCCACTTACAATCTATTTGAATCCAACGCCTAAAGACGGTGAAGAAGTTATAATCAAGCGGCAGAACGCTGAGATAACTATTGATGGGAATGGGAATACAATAGATGGCGAATCGAGCTTTGTTCTCGCTGCTTTGTATGATGCTCCTCATCTGGTGTATACAGATTTAGGAGGTGAATGGTCAATGGTTGGTTTCTTGGGGTTTCCTAGAGATGGATCAGGAAGGATTCGCGTAGCTGATGAAGATACGAAAGAATCACTCCAAACACTGGCGCAGCAGATAAAGCTGCTTAATGATCGTTTTGAAGAAGCCTTCGAAACTCATATATCAGACGGGGATCTAGAAAATGTACCTTGAAGATGGTAGCGGTCACGGCTATAAGGCGGCTGTAAATAGCGAGAATCAGTTAGTTGTTCAGGCTGTTACTGAGCCTGAAATTGTTCACTCGGGGCAATCTGGACTCGCTTATTCCTGGTTCTCTGGCGAAAGAGATATTGATGCCGGGGATACAATGCTGTTTGTCAAGAATTTGGCTGATGCAGACTTGATCCTAGACCAACTCGTTATTAATGGATCTAACGTTATTTGCTTGTGGGAAGTGAATATCGGAAACTTGACTACCACTCCTGCAGGAACTTCTGTAACTCCGGTCAACTTGAATAGGAAGTACTCTGCTAGGTCTGCTGATGCAATTGCCTACTATGATGAAACGGCAATTGCGGATGGAGATACAGTAATGCAGGTTAGAACTCCTGTTACGGATACTGTATTCGTTGATATAAGAGGAATTATTCTCGGCAAGAATCACTATATCCAGATTAACCAAGAAACTGAATCTACTGCTGGATCGGTTGCATTGTTGGCACATTATGATCCGTTGGTTCCCTAATGGCAGGAAAGGTTACATTAACCGGCTGGAGTGTTGATCCAAGAGGAAGGGTTAGGACTACAGCAGATCTCACCCCGGTTGACATCCAAAGGCCGATGGATGCCTTTGGCCGGATACGTGTGTCTGAAGTCACTAGTCTGCTTGATATTAAACATATCACAGACAAGAACTCCTTGCTGGTTGATGAGAAAACGAATGGGACTGCTAACTCTGCTCATTCGACTACGAACAGTTCAGTAACGATGACTACTGCTGCTAGTGGTGATTATGTCATACGCCAGTCCAAGCAGCGGCCTCCATATCGGAACGCCAAGTCTCATCAACTATTTTTTACGTTTGATAGGTTTGAGCTTCAGCAGAATGTGAGTAAGCAGGTCGGAGCTTATAACGCGACTACGACTGCTCCTTATGCGGCTTCGATTGATGGGATATTCCTTCAATCATCTACTCAGTATTCATTCAATATCTATAAGTCTGGAACTGCTACAGCGATTATTCCTAGGTCAGACTGGGATGATCCTTTAGATGGAACCGGGGAGTCTGGCATTGCGCTCGACTTCTCTAAACCTCAGATTCTAGTCATAGACTACGAATGGCTTGGAGTAGGGGCTGTCCGATTCTCGTTCGTAGTGAATGGAATAAAGGCGCATCTACGTACATGACTTCTCCAAACCAGCCGATTCGATATGAGATTCGGCAGTCTGGAACTGGTTCAGGCACGTTTGAGATGATCTGTTCTACGATAGGAACGGAAGGCGCATTAAACGTTCTTGGTAAGGATCATGAGGCGTCAACTGAGACTAGTATCGTAAATGCCAATACTGTTGGAACCTATTACGCAATTGCAGGAATTAAGCATAAGACATCTTCCCGGTCCACTTCGGTTGATATTATTGCTGTATCTCTAATCATTTCATCGAACGATAAATTAAGATGGGAGTTGAGGCTTAATCCAACCGTTGCTGGAGTCTTTACTTATTCCGACAAGACTAATTCAGGAATGCAGGTTGCAATAGGAGATATAGTCGCAAGTCCTTCAACTAATACTGTAACTGGAGGGCATATTGTTGCTTCTGGATATATGCAGCAGGCTGGAGCTACAGTAATTCCTCTGGATTCTGCATTGAAGATCGGGACTGGTATTGATGGCACTCAGGACGCTATTGTTCTCTGTGTTAGTCCAATGAGTATTAACCTAGACG